GTGACTTCGTTAAGAACCGTTACTTCTACGGGTTCAGCTTGTTTAAAGTTGTAGGTGCCGGGGACACGCAGTACTCTGGATGCTTCAAATACAGCAGGGTCAACAATGAACCCTTGCTCTACGCACAACTCACGAAGGCGATTTGCAAGGGGCTCCCAATCACGGCGAACTAAGGTCTCTTCTAGCAACCAGTATGCGTGGATGCCGTAGCCTGAGCTAACCAAAATTGGTTGTGGTAACCCTACACTTTTGCAAAACTTTTTGAGTTCACTAAGACCTGTGGCTTGGTCGATGTAACCTTTGATTACTCCCTTTTCGTCGGGTACAGCCTTTGTGGGGCCGCAATCAATGTCCATCCACAGTGCGCGAACGAAAGCAACGTTGTCATGTGTGCGTGTATTGAGCGGGCCAAATGTGGCACAGCCAAAGAACACATCAAACTTATTGCCTACTAGCGTCTCAATTTGCTCATCTACTTCTGCTCTTGTACCGTAAAACTTCTGATCTGGATACTTCCCTAGCCCGAACACACAGTACCGACCCTTTGTGGGTAGTACAGCATCTAGCAGGTCAAAGTGGGACATTTAATTATTTCTGTTGGTGGTGAGCTTTGATGTGAAGTATGTAGTCGCTGATTGCTTGATCGTAGGAATGAAAGGGGACTGAGTCCCCCTTAAACCAATTGTAGATAGTCATCCGGCTTACACCGAAGTGGTCTGCGATCTTGCTAACGCTTACGTTTGCGCGGATACATACTCGACCCAAGGCTACACCCAGAGACTTGATGCTTGCTTTTTTATTTGCGTACACCAAGCTCTGGCTATAACCATAGGTCATGTATTACTCCTCGTCACTCCAAGCCTTCACCACGGAATCCAAATCCTTCTTGGTCACAGGTGTAGGCGCGGCCTTAGCGGGGCGCTTGATTGGCTCGTCAATTGCCTCGGCTCTTGCTTTGGAAAGTGCTTTAGCATCTTCTTGCGCAAAGGCTTCGCCCAACGGTTTTGGAGCTTCCAACTTAGCGGGCTTGCCGGTCATGTCGGCTTGGTATGGTGTCATAACGACCATCTTCAGCACTTCAGGAGTGTTAGCCACTTTGCTAGTCACAGCGTACTGGGACTTGTTAATGTACTTAGTCGGCGTAAACAACACAGACTGGTTGTCATTGTCTTCGTTGAAACTGATCTGCGTCACAACGTAGTCCAAGCTCTTGCCGTTGTTGGACAAGTACTTAGAGTAGTTTTCAAACGTGTGCGTGTTATCGCCAACGCTATCACCAAACAAAGACTTGGATGCCAAGTTCATTTGATACACAGAACCTTCAAGGGATGTACCGAAGTCCTCTTCCAACACGAGCGCAATGCGACGTGAGTAGCGGCAAGCCTTAGAGTTACCTTGGCCTGAGCCTTTGATATTCTGTTGGCAGTTATCGCAACGATCTGCTTGGGGGTTAGTTGAACCTGCATCAGGTGCACGTCCGTCGTTAGAGAAGCAATCGGGCGCTGTCGGCTCAGCATCGGGGCTCCACTGTTTAGCGTAGAAGATACGACCCACAGCAGGGGATGCGTTAACAATGACGGCATTCACATTGCCTTTGACCTTGCCCATCTCTTCGCCGCCGACTGTCTTACGGAAAATGCCATTCTTAGGCACGATGCGTTTGACTCCGGTACGACCTGCGAGTTGTCGTGTAAGGTCGCTAACTCCTGCGGTTTGCAAGAATTCGGGGAGGTCTTCGTTGAGGATTGTAATGTTACTCATTTTCAGCTTTCTTTAGAACGTCTAACTACCACGGTGTATTCACTTTCGACATTTAGCCCCTTCGGGTAAAGGTCAGGATTCTCAGCGAGAAAGTCTTTCATGTTTGTTTGATGAATTCGTTTCTCTAACAGGCCAAATGCTCCAGTCTCTTCGATGAAACTGTAGATTGAATCCCAATCGTTTGTCCAATACCGTGACTTAATTGAACGCATGATCGTGCCATGTGGGGTGCGAATGCTGTCGGCATTCATGTCTTTGCATACGTCTAGCATCTCTTGCGATAAGACTTGCATTTGAGCTTCGAGGTCTTTGTCCTCAGCTTCAAACATTTTCTTATTCGCAGATCGCTTGTCGCGTATCTTGATGTACAGTGAAGTCAGTTTATCTAACGACACCTTCTCTTGAACTTCTTCCATCTGATTCTCCTAATTAAAAATGTGCGGCAATGACAGTTCACATAAAGCAGTGTGTTTTAGCGTTTCGTCCGCTAATAAGGGATTTATAACGGCGCTAACCCGTTACCCATCACTGCCACACAACTCGAATATAACACAACATTTGACAATGTCAAGAGGCGTCTAAAAATTCTTGTCGATAAAGATCAATTATTTTGTTATGGTTTGCTACGTTGTTGCGCAACAAAGCATATAAACGCTTCTCCGTCGGGCTTCCGTGTATGTGTACGATAGTCATAGGATTGCGTTGGCCGGGCCTGTCGATGCGTGCGTTTGCTTGCAGATACGTTTCAACACTGGAGGTGGGAGCGTACCAAATAACAGTGTTAGCCGCAGTCAGTGTTAACCCGTGTGATGCCGCTTGCGGTTGAATGACAAGCACCTTGGGGTCTGTGCGTGTTTGAAACTCTTTGACGATCTCTGCGCGTCTGTTAGCAGACACAGCTCCGTTAATGACATCGCATGTGATGCCGTTCTTTATGAGGTACTTGGTTAACAACTCGATCGTGTGCGTGAACGGCACAAACACCAACACCTTGTGGCTCGACTCGTCGATCACTTCCTTAATTACTTTGAGGCGGTCGGTCACATCGAACTCAATCACTTCACCGCTGTCGGAGTACACGGCACCACCTGATATTTGCAAGAGCTTGTTGATCTTTACTGCGGCGTTGATAGCTGTAATCTCCTCCCCTGCTGCCTCAATTAACATCTGCTTCTTGAGTATGGCGTAGTACTTTAACTGCTGCGGTGAAAGTGGAGCCTCTCTGTCAACAAACGTAAGCTCGGGCAAATCAAGGCAGTCGGCTTTCTCAAACCGAATAGCAGGTTGCAGTGCTTTGTGCACGATAGCTTCCGCAGTGGGCTTGGGTATCCACCGGTAGTCGCTGATCTTGTGCATCACTGTGTCTCGGAACTGCCCGAAGAAAGGCGACACGCCCTTGGGGTTCACGAGCTTTGCCAATCCGTAAGCATCCACAGGCGACTGAGCCGCTGGTGTTCCGGTCAACATCCACAGACCCTTGACTACTTTGGTAATGTCGCGCATGGTCTTCCATCTGTCGGTCTGTGCGTTCTTATACGCAGACGCCTCGTCAATCACGATGAGGTCAAAGCCACCCGCGATGATTTCTTTCTTGACGATCTCAACTCCGTCGAAGTTGATGATGACAAACTCTGCCATGCCATTAACGATCTGCTTGCGTTTCTCGCGGCCACCATACGCTACAGCTACTGTGCGATGCAGTGCAAACTTAAACAAGTCTTCTTGCCATGCGGCCTTCATCACTGACAGTGGGCAGACGATAAGCACTCGGCTTACCAAACCAATTTTCATGAGGTAGTCGACCGCCCATATTACTGATGCGGTCTTGCCCGTGCCCTGCTCGTTAAAGCAAAAGCTCTTGCGGTTGCTGATTAAGAATTCAGCTGTCGCCTTCTGATGTTCGAACGGGGTGAAGCCGTGGGGTCTCGGCCAATCGTACTCTGACAGATTCATCTGGTTTCCATCTAACTTGTTGTCGCACTCTATCCATCTCTAGGCTGTTATGCGGTATTTCACTAAATAATAGGTCGTGGGCGCTGTTAATCACATCTACCCAATCCACCCAACCACTACCAAAGACAAGGAGCCACTTATCCTTGGGCGTCATTTCTTTTTGCGTTCCTTGGTGCTCGTCTCAGTTACCAACTTGTGCTGAGAGTTGCGTTTGAACGAGCGGTTAGCTGTTGGGGATTGCACCTTCGTGCCGTCCTTGTTTGAGCCACCCTTGCTCAGAGCCTTGACGTGGGCAATATCTTTGCCTTCTCTCGAATCAGCAGTGCCGTCTTTGTCTTTGTCGGGGTGCTTCTTATCGTACTCATTGCGGGCACGTTGGCGTTCCATCCGTGCGGGCAGTTCACCGCGAGCGACTTGCTGTTGGTATTCCTTCTTATAAGGGCGGGGTTTGTTTACGTAAGGCATATCTATCCTTTGTTGTATTCACATTGCTTAACTGAGCACCACTTACACAGTGGGCCGCTCTTGGGGTTCCATACCCCACTTGCGAATGCACCTTCAAGTCGCTCAATATCGGGCAGTACTTTCTGTACATACACAGACTTCATTTTCGCATCATGTTCCGCTTTTACAAACTCTTTACTGACTACGAACATAAGCGCAGACTTGACCCGCTCGATCTCGGGGTACTTGGCAAACAGGGCGGCGGCAATCAGATCAAGCTGACCCATATCAGCGTAGCGTGCACTCTTGCTTGTCTTGTAGTCGACTGAGTAGGCGAGCTTTTTCTCGTGGTTGATGATGACCAAGTCGGCAATGCCATGCCACCACACGCCCTCGGCTGAGAACTCGCAGGGCTGTAAGTCTTTGGTCAGGCCAAGTTTGACCTCGCAATGCTTCTCCCCGGGGATCGCGTTTAGTCTATCTAAAGAAGACTT